GAAGTCGATATTGCCTTCATAGCCGACGCCGTAGTGCGACGGCCACATCCCGACGCCTGCCGGGCGGAAGCCGTGCTGACGCGTCTCGGTGCCGACCCAGTCCCACTTCGCCGTGCCGTCGCTGATGCCGGTTCCGGTCCCCGTCGGCCCGCCGCTCGCTGCCGTCGTCCCGGCCTGCGAGCAGTGGTAGATGTTGGCCGGCGACCCGGCGATGACCAGCTCGTCGCCGATCGCGACCGCCCAGTTGCGCGTCAGCGCCGTGCCGAGCGTCGCCCCCTGCCGGCCCCACGTCCGCTTGGTCACGCCCGCCGCGCCGGCGATGCCGCCCGGCTGGCCGGCAAGGATGCTGCCGTCGTTGAAGCGGTCCTGCTTCGTCGCGTTCTTCATCGTCACGTTGTTGGCGAAGCGGAAGGTGCGCAGCTGCGGCACGTTGGCGTCGGTCAGTGCGATCGTCGTGTCGGCGCCGGTGCCATACGGGTTGTTGGTCCGGTCGCCGGTCAGCGTGTTGCCCTCGACGATGACCTCGCTGAAGGCGATGAGGAAGTTCTCGCCGACCCCGCTCCACATCGTCAGCGGCGTGCCGTACGCCTCGCCGACGGCGTTGAGGCAGGCGGTGCGGGCGATCGCGGGATAGGTCGTGCCCATCGCCAGCGCCGCCGGTACGCTGGCGGCGGCGAGCTGGGCGTGGTTGATCCCCATCGCCGCGCCGTTCAGGTAGCGGAGGTCGTTGCCGACGGCGATCCGTTCGAGCCCCCAGCCGGCGTCGGTGATGCCCGTCAGGTTGGTGGTGAAACCGCTGGTGCCGGCGACCGCGCTCGGCAGGCGGGCGCAGGCGGCGACGACCGGCGCGCTCAGGTCGCGCTCGACGCTCATCTGCCGGGCGAGCATCGTCACCTGGCCGCTGCCGCTGGTGCCGAGCTTCGTCCCGTGCTGCCACCACTTGCCGTTCGTCGCCCACAGCAGCGCATTGGTCGCGCCCAGCGGCGTTCCCGTGGTCGCCGTCTGCCCGGCGACGCCGCGCACCTCGACGTTATCGACCCAGACGTTCGCCACGCTCATGCACGCGTTCGACTGCGCCTCGACCGACAGCGCGGTCGCGTGCAGCAGGGTGATGCGGGTGTTGCCGTTGGCGGCGGCCGGCGAACGCCAGATGCACGCGCGCTGCGTCGCGTCGGCGGGATCGCCGCGGACGGTGACGCCGCACGCCAGCGTCAGGATGCCGGTGCCGACGCCGGCCGTGCCGCAGCCGTTGACGATGCCGGTGCAGCCGGTGCCGGCGTTGGCCTTGCGCAGCGTGATGGTCAGGCCGTCGGCCGACTTGGTGATCGCCGCCTGGCCGTTCGCCGCAGCGACGGTGACGTTGGCGGCGAGCATCGCGGCGAGCGCGGTGCCGATGTCCTTCGCCGGCGTGCCCGCGGCCGCAGCGGCGGCCGTGGTGGCGAGGGTGACGCTGGCCGCCGTCGCCGTGCCGTTCACCTCGTCGACATCGACGAAGCGCGGCGTGATCCAGGCGTTGCCGGGGTTGTAGGCGACGACGAAGGGGACGAGCGCGCCCGTCGCCCGCGCCGCCGTGCCGAGGCTGGTCATCGACTTGGTGCCGGCGGGGTCGGACTTCTGCGCCGGGCCGATCCACGGATAGACCTCGAAGTCGCAGCGCAGCAGGCCCTGCGTCAACCCGGTCGGATCGACCGTCACCCCGTACACGCGCGGCGGCACGCCGGTCCCCCCGCCGCTGCCCGGCGGCGTGGCGTAGAGTGGGCTCGTGGTCAGCGCCGTCGTCCAGAAGACCTTGACCGTGGTGCCGTCGGTGACGGTGAACTTGACCGCGGCGACCGGCGCGACGCCCTGCGGATGGTGGCTGGCGACGAGGCATTCGAGCCAGAAGCTGCCGGACTTGAGCTGGTACGGCACGTCGGCCCAGCGGACGATCGGGGCTGGCGCCGGCACGGTCGAATTGTTGCTGACGGCGATGCCGCCCGCCGCCTCGCCCGTCCGCCAGCCGGCGAGCGCGGCGAGCGTCAGCCCGGTGTCGCCGGCATAGACGTGCTGCGCCAGCGCGATGCGGACGGTGATCGTGCCGTCGCCGTTGTCGGTCTCGTCGGGTTCCTTCGGCCGGCGCACGCCCGCCGGCGTCGCGTCGACGGGTTTGCGCAGCACCTTGGTCGCCGCGATCGTCCGCACCGGCGTCGCTGCCGCCGCCTGCCCGCCCGCCTGCGTGAACCCCGCCGACGTCGCCGTCAGCGTCAGCGGCGAGGCGGCGGTCCACGCCCGCTCCCACGTCGTCAGGCCGGGGTCGTAGGCGGCGAAGTTGGTCGCCCATTGTCCCGCCGTGTCGGTGCCATAGGCGTTGGTGAAGCCGGCCACGGTCGCGCTCGACAGCGCCGCCGACAGCTTCAGCCGCAGCACCCAGCCATTGGCCTCGACGCTGGCCGAAAGGATCGCCATCGGCCTCTCCTTGGATTTCGCTGAAAAAGAAGGTGCCGCGCAGGCGGGACCCTGCGCGGCACCGTCGCCGCCGTGAGCGGCCGGGTCAGGGGGACCCCCGGCGTCAGGCCGCGGCGAACTTCAGGAGCTTGATCGCTTCGGAATTGACCACCGCCCCGCCGACGCGGCGGACGGCGTAGAACGAGACGTAGGGCTTGTTCGAGAACGGATCGCGCAGGATGCCCGTCGTGCTGCGCTCGGTGATGAGATAGCCGGCCTTGAAGTTGCCGAAGGCGATCGACAGCGAGCCGACGGCGACGTCGGGCATCGCCTCGGCATCGTACACGGGATAGCCGAGCAGCGTCGCCGGCTGGTCGGCCGACAGGCCCGGCTGCCAGATGAAGGCACCCGTATTGTCCTTCATCTTGCGGACGCGGGCGAGCGTCGAGGAGTTCATCACGAACACCGCGCCCTGGCGGTACGGCGGGCGCAGGCTGTGGACGAGGTCGATGATCTTGTCCTGCGGATTGGTCGCCGGGAAGCCGCCGTCGACGCCGGTCGCAAGGTACTGCAGCGTGCCGAACGGGCGCGTCGTGTCGTCGGCGGTCGCGGTCGGCGTCGTCAGGAAACCGCTCGGCTGGTTGACGCCGGTGCCGGTGACGAAGGCGACGCTCTCGTTGCGCGCGAACTCGGTGGCGATCTCGCTCGCCAGCCACGTCTCGACATCGAACATCGCGTCGTCGAGCATCGCCTGGGTTGCCGACGGGTTGGCGTAGAGCTCGCCCATCGGCGGCACGATCTCGACGAAGGTCGGCGTGGCGGTGTCGGTGCGCTGCCCGGTCTCGCTCGCCCAGCCCGACTGAACGCCGCCGACCGCGATCAGCTTGCGATAGTGAGCGGTGCCGATCTGGACGACGCTGGCGATGGCGCGGATCGGCGAAATCGACTTCAGCGTGTCGTCGATGACGCTGTCGATCTCGCTCGGCACGGCGACGCCGCCGGCGGCCGGCGTGCCGATGGAGAGCGACTTGACCTCGTCGCCGGCGTCGAGACCCTTCCGCAGGTAGCGATCGGCGAAGCCCGACGACGCCTTCGCTCCCCCGGCGAGCGCCGGGCGCGTCAGGCGCAGGCTCAGCTTGTCGAGGTCGGTACGCAGGCTGGCGATGTCCTCGGCGCTGGCCACCGGGGCGGCGGCGGCGGTGAAGCTCGCCTCGAGCGGGTCGGCCTTGGTTTCGTAAGGGGTCGGGGTCATGCAGGGGTCTCCTCGGGTGAAACGGCGACGACGCGCGCCAGGCGCTGCATCGGGAAGGTGACGAGGCTGACCTCGATCAGCTCGAGGTCGGTCAGGTGGCGCAGGCCCCCAGAGGCCTTGCTGCCCGCGCGGACGCGGTAGCCGAACGACAGGCCGGTCAGCGCCTTCGACTTGACCAGCGCCGCGGCGTCGCGTGCCGTGCGCGTGTCGGCGAGGCTGGCGATGACGCGCAGGCCCCGCGCATCCTCGCTCAGGTGGTCGACCGTGCCGATCGGATGGGCGGCGTCGTGCTGCCACAAGAGCGGCACGGGGTGGCCGGGCAGGCGGGCGAACGCGCCCTTGCGGACGACATCGCCGCCGGCATCGGGCACGTCGAAGACACTGGCATAGCCAGCGAGGCGGGTGGGCATAGGTCATCTCCTCCTCCCTCTCCCCGCGAGGGAGAGGGACGGCCGCGCCCTTGCGCGGCCAGGGTGAGGGTGAGGCGGGGACGACCCCTCACCCTGGCGCTGCGCGCCTGTCCCTCTCCCTCAAGGGGAGAGGTATGGATTCAGCGGTGGATGAGGCCGGTCAATCCGGTCTTCGCCGCCAGGCCGACGAGCAGCGCCGCGACGGCGGCGCGGACCGCCCACGTCACCACCGCCGACACCGCCGAGCGCTTGGCGTCGCGCCAGCCCTGGATCAGCTGGCGGAGCTCGACGATGTCCGCCCCGGCGCGCTCGTCCGAAAGGCCGATCGCGGTCAGCGCCCGCGTCGCCCCCGCCTCCGTCGCCTCCTCGACCAGCGCGCGCAGCGTGACGAGGTCGGCCCCCTGCCCCTCCGCCTGGGCGATCAGCGCGGCGAGCATCGTCATAGCTGGTCTCCAAGGTCGGGAACCATGCTGTCCAGCCCGAGCAGGTGGCGCTTCTCGGCGTCGGTCAGGAAGGCGGCGCCGGCGACCTGGCTCCACAGCCGCTCGCGGTCGGCGCTCAAGGCGGGGATCGCGTCGCGGTCGACGGTCAGCGCCAGCCCCGGCCACCAGTCGGCGAGGTGGGCGGCGAGCGCGCCGTAGATGCGCGTCGTCAGCGGTAGCAGCGTCAGCCGCCACAAAGCGACGTTCGCCTCGCGGTAATTGGCAAACGCATTGTCGCCCGACAGGCCGAGCAGCATCGGCGGCACGCCGAACGCCAGTGCGATCTCGCGGCTGGCGGTGTCGCGGGTGCGGGCGAAGTCCATCTCGGCGGGCGTCAGCGACAGCGGCTGCCACTTCATGCCGCCATCCAAGAGCATCGGCCGCCCGGCGTTGCCCGCTCCCGAAAAGCCCGCCGCCAGCTCGCCCTTCAGCCGCTCGAACTGCTCGGGGCCGAGCGCCGAGCCGTCGCCGGGATCGTAGACCAGCGCGCCCGACGGCCGCGCCGCATTGTCGAGCAGCGCCTGGTTCCACGCGCTCGCGGCATTGTGCGTCTCGACCGCCGCACTCGCCGCCGCGACGCAGCCGAGGCCGTAGTGATCGTCGAGCGGGTGGAACGAGCGGATGTGGAGCAGCCCCGGCCGCTCGCCGACGGTCACGGCCGGAAACCGCTGCAGCGTCGCCCCGGCGCGGTAGAGATAGCCGACCGGCCACCCCTGCGTGTCGGCCTCGACCGTCACCCGTTCCGGCCGCAGCGAATAGAGCGCCGCCGGCAGCCCGGTCGCGCCGAGCCCGACCTCGATATAGGCGTTGCCGTGGAGCAGCAGGTTCGCCGCCACGCTCTCGATCAGCGACGGCCCCGGCTCGGCCCCGCCGAGCAGGCCGAGCACCGGATGGCCGGGCGGGTTCGACCGCACCGGCGCCCCCGCCGCGCCCTCGGCGACGATCCTGACCGCGCGCTGGGCGACCGGGTTTTTCAGATACGCGTCGCGAACCAGCGCGTCATAGCCGCGCGGCGCGCCGAGATTGCCGTTCCACGCGGCCTGCGTGAACAGCGACAGGCCCGGCCGCGCGGTCGCCGGAGCCCGCGCCTTGCGGCCGAAGGTCGGTAGTCGCATGGGCATCTCCTTCTTCTCCCCTCCCGCTTGCGGGAGGGGCCGGGGGTGGGCAGTCGCTTAAGAACCGGATATTCAGCAGAGGCGGACTTCCCCCCCCCGGCCCCTCCCGCAAGCGGGAGGGGGAGTTAGAGCCGCCGCACCCCCGGTCGCCGCACGCGCCCGAGCAGCAGCTCGGTCAGCGCCCAGACCAGCGCGTCATAGCCGCGCGGCGCGCCGAGATTGCCGTTCCACGCGGCCTGCGTGAACAGCGACAGGCCCGGCCGCGCGGTCGCC